GCAGAATGATTACACCCTATGCGTTGAAGATAACGGGAGGGGAATTACTCAAGAAGAGTTTGTAGAATTATCAAAGCCTTACACTAGAAAACAAAATCAAGATGAAGGCGGTACTGGACTTGGGTTGAATATCTGTCTTGCCATATTAAAAGAACACGGATTTACAATTAGAGCTGAAAAACAAAAACAAGGAACTAAACTACTTATAAAAATAAAATGATGATAAACTCTATATTACTTATAGACGATGAAGACCTATTCCACTTGGTATTTGAAGATGCGTGCAGCATTCTTGATATAACGCTTTCACTAGAGGCTCTAGACTCTTCTGATGAAGCTGATAAAAAATTTAAAGAATGGTTCCCCGATGACCCTAACGATGAAAAACCCGAGTGTGTATTTGTAGACCTCAACATTATAGGCAGCAGTTTTGATGGTATTGAAATGATCCGCAAGATTAATTTTGAATACGGTAACGGCTGTGTCATTGGTATTATCTCATCTTCTGATGACAAACAAGAAATAGAAAAAGCTAAGAAATCAGGAGCGCAGTTTTGGATTATTAAGTCTGATGACATTGAGCCACGCTTAGAAGAATTTAAAGAAGACTATGAGGGGTACAAAGACAAAACTAATCCCTTTAAAATATATAGATGATAAGCTCTAAGGACACGGTTAAGGAGGCTATACTAAAGGCTAAAGCTAAGAAGGTTTACATAGAAGGAAACTTTGTTAAGCTATTTGCTGACACCTCTGATGCTGCTGTTAAAGAATATATTGAAGAGTGTAAGCGTAAAGATATAGCCTCACGGCGCAAGAGGCTGCAAATTACCAAGCAAGTACAAAAGCAAAACAAGGAGCTTGAGGAGGCCGCTGTGATAAAAGAGGCTTTAGTAATTGAATTGCAAAATGCTTTAGATCAAGCAAAGCAATTACGAGATGAGGCTGTTGAAGATTTAGAGGTAATGCAGAAGCGCACACAGTTTGAGCTTATCGGAACCATTGTTAAGGTAGCGCTTTGGGTCATTATTGGCGTAGGAGTACTAACAACGTTAATGTATGCTTGGGCAATCACTTCAGGTACAGACACGCAAATCATAGGAAGCACTTGGTCGAATATGTTTGGCATTCTGCTTACTAACGCTTTCAGCATAGTCGGTACAATTATGGGTGTAAAGTATGCAACGGATAAAGACTAAACATATAAAGCACATAATTGGCCTAACCAATTACTACTCTTTGATGGGATTGCCTTTTGACGCCGACCCAATAAGTCCAGCAAACATTTCTACTGAAGTAGACTTCAATAAACTCAGTAATACACTGCAAGAAATAATTATGTCCCTACCGCTATTAAAATTTACTGGTCGATTCGATTACGGTGGTCTTGATAGTAAGCAACAATTTTATATTCTAACAACATTGAAAAAAAATTTTATAGTAGACACTCAAGGAAATGACTACGCGCGTTATGTTTGTCGAATCACAAACCTTCCCGATATTACTGGAAAAACCGTTGAGGCTGTGTTTCATTCTAATGAACACATAAAAATGATTTGCCGTAACGAGCGTTTTGATGTAGAGTATGATGGTGTAAAATATGTTTTGGAAGTTACCGAAGAAGATAGTGAGAGCTTTATCAGTGTTGAGTATAATGGCACTTATATTATGGACACCAAATTGGAGGGTGAGATAATAAAATACTTCAATGAGTACAAATAATTGTTTAATTTAAAAACATAAGAATGACGGAGAACCTTGATTGGGAAGATAGCTTCAACAGCTTTATAGAAGAATTAGAAAACAAGGAGCAGCCGAGCTGCAACTTAGAAAACCCCGAGGAATGCGACTCTTGTGGAAGTTAAGCCTCGTAAGTACAGCATTAATGCTGACAAGCTGTGGTGCATCGTGGCACCTAAAGCGTGCGATTGCAAAAAACCCAGCGCTTGCTCGGGACACGGTTCTAAGGATAGACACCACCATAATAAGCCGAAGCGTTGAGATTCGCGACACCATCCTTATCAAGGAGGTGGACACGATCCAGGTGGTAAAGAATGGAGTGGTTGTTGATATTAGACGGAGCTTTGACACTATTGAGGTGGACGTACAATGCCCTCCCGACACCATCAGAGTATTTAAAGAGGTGCCAATGGTGCAGCTTGTTCCGGAAAAGAAAGAAAGAAATATAGCCCTTGGTGGAGTTATTGGCTTTATCTTAGCGCTTGTACTTATCCGTGTCGCTGGGCAATTAATAAAATAAAATACATTCGGCAGCTTTGCTGTTGTTTTGTTGTTGTGCGATGAGGGAGTTGATGTAAAAATCGGCTCCCTTTTCATTTGCGCTAAACCAACGTTATTAACAAAAACCTGTTAATTTTTGTTTTGCTGCTGCTATATATAGAGAAAAAAAATAAAAAATAAAGATAAATCTGCATTTGTATTTATTTCCCTATCGGGCCTTGTGGCCCCGAGTAGGTAAATAGATACTTGCATTTAAGGCAGATGAAAAGGGGCTGTGTACAATGGTGTGGATAATTATTTCTTTGTTGATTGTTGTGAATTAAAAATTATTGTGTAAGTTTGGGTATAACCAAAAACAAAATACTAAAATGAAAAAGCAAGAAGCAATCAACATCATCAAGCAGTTCAAGGAAATGTTAAACTACGTTAATCTACGTCAAGAGGTAGATGCTAATGCGGAGACTGAGAACTTTGGACTTGAATTTAAATTAAGTGATGTTACCATTTTTTTACCAAGCGATGAGTACCCTACCTTTCAACTATCATTTGATGATAGAGGATACAGCACCAACATTGAGGAGTTTGATACTTACACCGAAGCAGTTGACTACCTCATTGAGCAAGTAGAAAACGAGTGCGTTTAAAATTATTCTAATACTAACCAAGAGGGGGCTTCCCCCTCTTTTTTTGTGATATATATGAAAAAGTACAATACATTCGAGAACATCGGCTACATTACGGTAATATCTATTCTATTAGGTATAGGCTCATTCGCATTCTTATGCGTTTACAAGGCACTTCTATGGGCCTTTGGTCTACTATAACCATATTAAGTATAAAGCAACCACATAGCGCTGTAAATGCCTCACAGCGTTACTAATTAATAATTGAGGCAACACTACAACAATTATGGCAAAGTTAGATTTTGCAAAGGGCGTGTCGGCTGTATTAACGGGCACAACCAATTGGGCACAACTCACTGAGAAAAGTGGCCCAAACAAGATGAGCGGTAAGTACCAAGTAGAACTTACGCTTGATGCAGAGAGCATCAAAACACTTGAATCTATGAAGATTCTTGACCACGTCAACATTAAGCGCCAAGATGGATCGCTCAAGTATGAGAAGCCAACGGTGCGCTTAAAGACCAACAACCCCCCACAACTTTGGGACACCTCAAAGATGCCGTTTGACGGCCTCATTGGTAACGGGACAACGCTACGCGCCAAAGCCTTTATTAAGAGCTGGGAGATGGCGGGAAAGAAAGGCCTAACGGCTTACATCAATAAGGGAATCATCCTATCCTTAAATGATGTTGATGGCGCTTATGATGATGACCTTTGGGAAGATGTCAAGGTAGCGCCATTACAAGAAGGCCAAGGTGCCGTTCCTGGCGCTTCAGTTGATGTAGCTACAGCCTCGGAAGCATTCGCTACTGAGGAAGATGATGATTTGCCGTTCTAATGATAGCAAATGATATGATAAAAGAGGTGCATAAGCATTTCGGTATTGACGCATCTCTCCGCACAAGGCGGAGGGATGTGGTCGATGCCCGTAACGCTATTATGGTATCTCTACGTTCCATTCATACGATGAATGAGATCGCTCGATTCTTTCCGTACAAAGTGCGTAAAGATGGTGAGGTATTCTATAAAGGTATGAGCCATTGCTCCGTTATTCACGCAGTGAAGCAACACCAAATAAGATACCACTACGACCCAGCAGAGCGCAAGGCATCTTTCTATTTGTACTGCGAGATTTACGACTATTGTAAGAACTACCTCGGTGACAACACCTACAAGCCGATGTCCCAATTGGAGATGCGTGAGGAAATAGCCAAATCGCGTTGTGAGGTAAAGGAAAAGAAGAGAGAAATGGCAGAGCTGCAACGCGCGGCTAAGGATGAGGTCAAGCAGATAAAGAGGGAAATGCGTATGCTTGAGACGGCACTGCGCAAGGCTACCTCTGAGCGTGACCATTACAAGACGGCATTCACTCAAATGTATAAAGAGAAAAAAGCAAGAGATGAAAAAGCTATTTAGAAAGGTATCGCATAAGCGATACATCGATAAGTACATCAATGAGCTGCGCTGGGAGACACTCAACACGGTTTTAACAGCAAGCAGAACGCAGTGGAATGATGATGTTGTGAAGCTGTTGGACAACAACGCGCAGCTCATCCGTAAATACGAAAGGAGAAGAAGATGGGTGAAGTTCTAAATAAGTACAACGTATTCAAAGAGGCCGTAAAGCTCGTGGCACTGCTTCAGGCATCTCTTGAGCAGATGGATGAGTTGAAGGGCACCAAGTTCTACAAGCAAAAGGTAAAGCATCTGATGAGCCAGCTTGAGAGGGAATTGGAGAAGCACCTGGCCAACCCATTGAACGCCCTGGATCAACAAGACCCTGAGCTACTCACCAAGATTCAGTACAATGTAGAGCTTGTTCTTGGTATGGACTTAGAAGAGCTGGCAATGCTCCGCCAAGAGATTGATGAGTATAGAGATAGTAAAGAAAACCTTTAAAGCACAACAGCAATGAACCACGAAGCATTCGATAAGATGATGGGTTATGCAATGCACACCGTCAAGGAACTGGCAGAGAAAGCCAAGGAAATCAACCGCAACAGCATTATTGCACTTAACAACCGCGACCTTAAGGAGAACGGTATAGAACAAGACTGATGAAGATATTAGAGCTACAGCAACGCAGCAAGGAATGGTTCGAGGCACGCCTTGGAGTAATTACTGGATCAAGAGCAAAGAGCGTCTTTGCAAAAAACAACCTCCCATTTATTGATGAGCTTATCGCAGAGCGCCTCACGGGTGTTATCCCCGAGGGGTTTACCTCTGATGCAATGCGCCACGGTATCCTCTATGAGCCTGAAGCCATTAGAGTATATGAGGAGACAACGGGGAGGATAGTTGATGAGATAGGCTTCTGCGTGCATAAGGACTACCCTTTCATTGCTGTATCTCCCGACGGCCTTATTAATGTAGAGGGCAAGTACAAAGGTGCCGTTGAGGTGAAGTGCCCCAGCAGTAAGAAGCACGTAGAATATATGCGTATTGGTCGGGTTCCAAACGAGTACAAATACCAAGTCATCCACTACTTCGTGGTCAATGAAGATTTGGAGTGGTTAGATTTTGTATCTTATGACCCGCGATTAAAGAATTGCAAGTTGCACGTTCACCGAGTTTTGCGCGATGATATGATGCACGAGATAACCGAGGCTCTTGATGCCTATATTAAGTTCTACGATAAGCTAAAGAAGTACGAAGATGGCATACTCGGAGAATGATTTAAAAGCCCTATGCTGGGAAGAGGCCAAGGTCTACTTCGAGGCTATGGATCGCAGCCACATCTCAAGAATGATTGAACACGCAGTAAGAAAGCAATATGCAGATACCGAAGAATCTTAAAGAATTAAGTGCCCTGGCCACAAAGCTCAAGGCAGAGAAGCACCCCGATATTCCGCCCTTTGCCTTGGTAAAGAAGCGCTTTAAGGATACCACCGCCAATGACCTTACGAAGACCATCATTTGGGATATGTACCACGTTAGGGAAGGTGTAGCTTACCGTATCAACAATGGTGCGGTATACGACCAAAAGCGAGGGGTGTACCGCGCTGGAGTACAAAAGAAAGGCGTGCCCGATATCATTGGTATCATCAATGGCCGCTTCATTGGTATAGAGGTAAAGATTGGTAAAGACCGCCAAAGCGCCGACCAAAAGCTCATAGAACAAGAGATAAATGCCGCGGGCGGTGTGTACTTTATAGCGAAATCATACGATGACTACCTAAACAAAATCAATGAAGTCACACATAACTGATGGGGCAATATCTGAACTGCAAGTAGCTGCTCTATTATTAGAGCACGGCTGGGCCGTTGCGTTTCCCTTTACACATCAAAACCCATTTGATCTTATTATCTATAAAGATGCAAAGGTTAGGACGGTACAAGTAAAAAGCGGAACGTTTGCCGAAAACCAGCATACGGTGATAAAGAGCGACTACAGCAAATATGCTGAGGTTGACTACATCATACTGCACGATAGAATACAACATCAGTTTTACATCTTCAGCAAGGGAGAGCTGAACAACCGCCGCACGGTGACAATGGATCCCAAGAGACACTCACAACAGCTCAACAACTGGAAACGAATTCAATGAACACAACAACAATAGCTAAGAAATACCTCGCTCACGGCTTTAGCCCCATCCCACTTATTGATGGGGAGAAGCGCCCAAGCATTCGCAACTGGCAGCAGTATGGTGAGGAGCCTATGGGACTCAAAGAGGCCGAAAGCCTCTTCCAAAATACGGGGAGCATAGGTTTAGTGATGGGCTTCGATGGCATCCAATGCCTTGATATCGATGCCAAGCACTTTAGAGGTACGGAGTACGAGGTCTTCTGCGAGAGGCTTGAAGAAGAATCTCCTGGCCTTAAGGATAAGATGATAATACAAACCACGCGCTCAGGTGGCTTCCATTGGATATTTAAATGCGATGAGATAGCGGGCAATCAAAAGCTCGCACGCAATATAGATGGTGAGGTGACCTTTGAAACGAGAGGCCGAGGCGGCCAAATCGTTACCTACCCAAGCAAAGGGTACAAGATACTCGGGAAGATAACTAACGTGAAGCGAATCAGCCCCGTGGAGCGCGACGTTGTCTTCCGAGTAGCCCGTACAATGGATGAGATGCAAAAGGAAGTGGTTGTAGAAAGCAAGCGCATCGGAGATATTCAAACGCAAGACCAAACGCCGTGGGGTGAGTTTAGAGCAACGCACAGTGCCCTTGATATCTTACAGCGCTACGGCTGGAGCATAGTAGGGGAAAGCAGCAAGTACATCTATCTGCTGCGCCCTGGATCAACGGACAGCAAAACAAGTGGCGTGATATTTAAAGACACCGAGCTGTTTTGGCCGTGGACAACAAGCAGCGCCTTTGAGGCAGAAATGCCCTACGATGGCTTCCAATGCTATGCTTTATTAGAGCACGGCGGTAGCTTTGATGAGGCCATTAAAGATATCAGAGAACAAGGCTACGGTAAGCGCTATGAACTGAGTGCACCGAGTGATTTTAATATAGATTTAGATGATGAAGAAGTACAAGAAGAAATGGGTCAGCTACTGGCAAAGCTACGCGTTGACTCTACTATTGAGGTCACCCAACCTCCTAAAGCTCTTGAGATGGTTTTTGGTCAAAAAAGCTATATCATCGGCTCGCTGGGAAACTTTAGCCTCGTGCAAGGTAAAGCAAAGAGCCGCAAGAGCTTCTTCCTATCAGCACTCGCTGCGGCAGCATCATCGGACGCAATGGTATGCGAACACCTCCGAGGGTACATCTACCCGCGTAAGGTCATATATATTGACACCGAGCAAGGTGACTTCCACGCCGCTAAAGCAAAGAAGAGGGTGCAAGAGATGGCTGGATTACAAGGCAACCTCAACTACGACCACATCGAGTACATCAAGCTCCGCAGCTTGGATTCAAACGCGCTCCGACTCGCTGCAATAGATTACATCTTTAGAACGGAGGAGAACATCGGATATATGGTTATCGATGGTATTGCTGATGTAGCCTCTAAGGGTGTGAATGATGAGGAGGAAGCCACAGCGATAGCCTCTAAGCTGCTTAAATGGACGGCAGAGTACAACTGCCATATCACCGTTGTGCTGCACGAGAATAAGAATGATAGAAACGCTAAGGGCCACCTTGGGCAGTATATCGTGCAGAAGAGCGAATCCACTTTTAGCGCTAAGAAGAGTGAGCACAATAGAGACATCACTGAAATTACACCCGAGTACACAAGGAACATAGAACCACCAGCCATTGAGATGAGTATTGGTGGCTTTGATCTTGTTGAGTTCGCGGAGATAGAGGTCGATGAGTTCTACAACAAGACACGCGTTTGGACTGATGAGGATAAGCACCGCATTGCTACCAAGATACTGGGCAAGAGCAAGGGTGATGCCGCTGCCTTCATTAGAGATACGGAGGACTGCAAGCGCAAGGATGCGGAAAAGGTTTTGGCATTGATGGAAGAAAATAGTATAATACATTGGGAAGGTAAGCGCCCCAAGATTGTAGCGCTTGGCCCTAACAATGGTGAAGACCCTATTGATTTATGATAGACTTAAAGACACGCAATAGAATAGCACAGCTCATAGTAGATATGCATATCGGTGAGAAGAAGCCCATACGCAAGAAAGAGATGCTTCCATTGATTAAGGAAGTAAACAACACAGCAATCATCGGCCACGCCATTCGCTTTGTAACGAATGAACGCACTGGTGAGGTCACACACATTAAGAAGTATAGAAAAACCGCCTTAGAAAAAAGAGTAGAGAATGAAACGTGAATGCATCAAGTGCAAGAAAGAGCACCCCATTGAGGACTTCTACCCATTAGAGAAGGGTAGAGACGGTAGAAGAGCGCGTTGCAAGCATTGTGAGAAAGAGTACCGCGATGCTAATAAGAAGCCCGTGATGCCCCGCGATGGTGAGCCTTTCCGACTTGATACCAATACGGTACACAACCATTTCTACATCCACTTTGGATTCACTGAGTACCGCTACAACCCATCAGAATGGAGTGAGCGTGCTAAGTACATCATAGATAAAACAATAACAACAACAACTAAAAACAACAAGCTATGACATTTCCCGACAGCTACCTTGATGACGGCAACCCGTGGACAACGGACAGCGAATGCTGCGCAGAGTGCGGCAAAGAAACTGAGAACTATGCACTGATTG